TGGAGTGGGTTCCATTCGCGGAAGTGAGACATTTGCCGGATCTCGAGGCCTTTGTGCGTCGAAAACACAAGGCAATCATGGACCAGGACCGGCCGCCGCCGGCGGGATCCTCTCCACGGCCGGACCAGGCGGCCCGTCATTTATTCGGAGCTTCGTCCGCTAACACCAACCGATCCGATCACAGATGGAGATGTTCCGTTTTGAATTTTGCGTGGTTCAAGGTGGGACCGTATAGGCCTGAGTAGTAACGGCTAAGTGTGCCGGTTTTTGATGGCGGTTGGTTCTTCTGGCAAAAGGGCGTTGCTCTACGTGTCTTTGTAGATAGGGGGAAAGATGGAAGCTGCGTTGTATGCTCGAGTCTCCACAACGGATCGCGGACAGGATCCGGAAATGCAGTTGCGTGAACTGCAAGAATATTGCGAGCGTCGGGGGTGGATTCCTCACGTGTTCATCGATCGGGTTAGCTCTGGAAAGTTACGGCCGCAACTTGAGACGTTGAAGACGTTGTGCCGCCGGCGGAAATTCGATGTGGTGATGGTTTATCGATTCGACCGTTTTGCGCGCTCGCTGGTGGAGCTCCTCACGGCGCTGGAAGAGTTCAGTGTTTTGAAAGTTGCTTTTGTTTCACTGCATGAAAACGTTGATACCACCACGCCACAAGGAAAGTTGATGTTTTCGATTATCGGCGCCTTTGCGGAATTCGAGCGCGAGTTGATTCGCGATCGAGTGAGATCTGGTATTGCCCTGGCCAGGTCGCGCGGCGCTATTCTCGGTCGACCGCGGTTGAATCGAGACGGTTCACAGATTGCCGTTTTGCGGGCTCAGGGGGTCACCTGGCGAGAGATTGCGGAGAGTTTGGGGGTTAGCCGCTCCACGGTCATTCGGACGTTTCTGGAGTACCAGAAAACCCCTTTAAACACGGTTCAGTAAATGGGCGGAAAGTGTGCCTTTTTCGGATATCTGAGACAGGTATCAAAAAGGGATGATTTAGATACACATGGATGACGCGCGATTCTGGTGGTTCATCGTGATTGCCATCTTGATTGTGATTTTGCTCGCGGTCATCGAAGTGACGGAGCGGTGAAAATGGGAACAAACTATTACGCACATTTCGATCCGTGTCCGCACTGTGGTCGGCCGAAAACTGAGGAGCACATAGGGAAGAGCTCGTGGGGTTGGACATTTAGCTTTCACGGAACCGAAGAGATTCGATCCTGGTCGGATTGGAAAAAGATATTGAGTCACCCAACCGTGAAAATCGTTTCTGACGGTGACACGGTGACGCCGTTTGTAGACTTCGTGGCACTGGTCGAACGCAAACGCGTGTCTCCGCATAATCACGCGCGCGAATATCCGGATGAGGTTTCCTGGCTCGATGATGAAGGAAACAGTTTTCAGAACAGGGAATTCTCTTGATGCGCGAACAAGTGAATAACCGCGTCGAATGGGGTTTCGCGATTGGGTTGTTTATTGTGGGCCTCGTCCTGGTCTGTGCCATGGATCTTCCTTTTTGGTGTACGTTCTTAGTCGGAATGGTTGTCGGATTGCCGATCGCGGTGAAGTTGTACTGCTTATGAGCTCTGTTCTTTTAGGTTTCGAAGTCGGTACCGGTGAACCGGTGGTGATTCCGGTCGGTCACCTGGCTATCACCGGGCAATCTCAGAAGAGTGGCAAAACGACGACACTCGAAGGCCTGGTGTCGCGCGCCTGTGGGCTGCGGGCAATCGCGTTCGTTACGAAACGGGGTGAGGGCTCGTTTCGCATCGCGTCACCGATCGCCCCTTATTTTCGTGACCGCACCGATTGGCCGTTTATTTCTTCCATTCTTGAAGCTTTAGTTTCAGAGAAACTTAAGTTTCAGCGTGCGGAGATCATCAAGCTTTGTGATTCCTACAGTGGGCCCGAAGGGAGTTGGAAGAAACCGCGAGGCCTGGCTGACATTATGGTGAATGCGGAAGCCGCGGCGAAACTGGCGCGTGGCATCGCCGGCCGTGTCTACACTGAGCTCGCGGAATACCTTCGTATGGTGGTTCCGCAAATTGAGCGTTTGCCGTATTCGAAAGAACTCAAACTTTCGCGCGGAATGAACGTGATGGATCTCACCGAGTACGATTTCCATCTGCAAGCGTTGGTGGTCCGCTCAGTGATCGAATGGATTCGCGACAAGGGCAAGCACACTATTTGCGTGATTCCGGAGGCCTGGAAGTTTGCACCGAAGCAAAAGAATTCACCGGTGCGGTTCGCGGCCGAAGAATTGATTCGCCAGGGCGCCGCACTCGAAAATTTCCTTTGGTGTGATTCTCAGGATCTCGCTGGCATTTCCGCGGTTCTGTTGCGCCAGGTCACCGTATGGTTGTTTGGGGTGCAACGGGATCCGCGCGAAATCGAAAGGACACTCGAGCACATTCCGGCCGATACTGCGAAACCTACGAGGCAAGACATCATGGGTTTAGGTACCGGAGAATTCATTGTTGCGTGGGAGCATGAAATTCACCGCGTCTATGTCCAGCCGGCGTGGATGACCGAAGTTCACGCGCAAGCGATTGCGATGGGGGACGAGTCGGTAGAATCGGCGCGTGAGATCGTTCGCGATTTCGATCTCGATCAAGAGGGGGAATAGATGGGTACTGGTGCTGGTCCTGTTCCAAGCATGCCGCCGGTTGTATTGCCGCTCTGTTCAGAGTGTGGCGAAGAGATGCCACAAATGAGCCTCTTTATGTGGCACGTTGAAGGATGGTTGATAGTTTCTACCTATTGTCCGGCGTGCCGGGTCATTCTTTCGACGCAAACCGTACCGTTCGCGCCGCCGGCGGGTTCCGGTGAACCGTCGCGGATCCATCAGCCAAGTTAGTTGGTTGTCATTTGCGTTACAACAATGCGCAGGTCGTAGGTCGGAGTATTCGCGATACTCGTTGAATAGGTGACGTTCGTCGCATTTTTCGCTGCGACGGTGCTCGATATCTGCGCAAAGCTGGAGGCTCCCAAGGTGGTGCACGTTGCCGCACTTGGTGTGATCGTCTGGCTGGTGTTGCTCGGATCTGTGTAGGTGATCGTTAGTGTGACCGTGGCGCCGGCGCTTGCTGAATCGCAATAAACCGAAGCGGCAATCAGATACTGTGCGGTGTTTGCACCTGTCGTGAATATGGTTGTTGTGCCAATTGCGGCAACCTGGTTCACGAGTCTAACGGTGCCGGCCGCGGTAAGATCGGTAAACGATACGGCCGCGTCGACGAAATTCGTTCCGTTGCCGCGCAAGACGTGGCCGGATGTCGCTCCCCCGCCTACCCGATAGCCGGTTGTTACATTCGCGATAGGAAATGAAACGCTAGCCGTTCCTGGTGAGCCCGAATGCGTGAACGTGTAAGTGCTGGCACCGTTGGTGCCATTCGCAATGACGTCTTGTACGGTCCACGAATCCCCTACCGATGAACTGCCGTTCCAATAGGCGCCGCTCCAAATGTATTTAGGGCTCGATTGCGCAACTGAACTGGTCGCGGATGTGATGTTGTTTTCCGCAAATTGACCATTCGAAGTGGTCCATTGCCAGTTGGTATTGAATGCTCCCATTGCGATGATTCCGCCGCCAAGTGGGTTCGTGAAGCCATTCCACGGTACCCCTTGCACACTGAAGTCGACCGCGCCATTGCTTGGGTTAGTGATTAACACCGAGAAATCTGCGGATTGCAAATCGACCGCGTTGGTGGTGGATACGGGGATTCCGCCGACTGTGATCGTTTCGCAAGTAGGGCATCCGATTGCCGGCGTTGTGCCGCCGGTGCTTGTGATGGGTGAAACACCAGTGACCGAGGTCACACCGCTACCGATCGGTACGGTGAGCGCCAGGGCTGCCGCGTGCAGATTGGTGGTGATTGATTGTGAAGCGCCGGTGATGGTGATCGCGCTCGCCAGGGTAAAACACTGCGAACCGGTTCCGATGGCGGGGTTAACGGTTCCTTTCGCGGAACACACCATGAAATTCCATTTCGTTGATGCCGGCAAAAGTACAGCGTTGTCCGCCAGGCGAAGCGTAAAGGATCCGTTATTGTCGAGGCCAGTCGGTTGCGATGGTGGTGTGTATCCTGCACCGTTCAGCGTGGGGGATCCGGCGCCGGATGGGATTACGAGAATGGGACTGATTGTGCCGCCGGCGTAAGGTATGCCGTTCGGGTCCACAACTGTGCCCGTAACGGTGGTGAACTGCGCGGCCGCCGGCAGTGTCAGACCGATCAAAAGGAAAAGCAACAGTTTGCGCATTTAGAGGTTCCTTAATTACTTGCGAAAATATCGATCTGTAGATAGCTTCCCTGAAAATTTCCGCCGCTATTCGCGGTGGTGTTGACGGTCACACTTCCCGAGTTCGTAGCCTGGCCGCGGAGATCAAACGTTACGGATGCGTTGTTCGCATAGGTGCCGCGGCTTGTCCCGCTTCCGGTTGCGCCGTATCCGCTGGCGCTGCCGGTCACCAGTGTTTGTGAAGTTGCAAAATAATTGCCGGTGCCGTCGTTCACCGCCGCGTCTATGATTCCGGAGTTTGTTGATGTGAGCATCAGGCCGTAAGAAACTTTCGCTCGGCACGGGCATCCGCTCGAGGGCATGGTGATCGTGTGCGTGACAATCGATGTGTCGCTATTGCCAACCGAAACCGAGCCGGTAAGCGTTGTGGATGCGACCAGAATGGACGCGGTGCCGTTGCCTGACGATGTGCAGTATTCAACCGCGCCGCTATCGACCGCGCACCATCCTTTTCCGGCTTTGAAGTATCCGCGCTGTGTTCCGGCGGATGGTGTGCCGGGCGTCGATACTTCGGAACCGTCTACGATGTAATCGGATGCGGTACTGTGTGTGTGTGAGCCCTGAGTTACCACACCGGTGAGCTGTGCCGGGCCAGAAATGAATTCTTGAAAGGCCGAAACGGTTGTCACATTTACTGCAAGTCCATTGAGGTTGTTGTTTGTCGAAATGTCTCCACTTGCACCGAGTGTGCCGTGTGAGAATGCACCGCCGTTGAAAATGTCGAAGATTCCGAAACCTGGCGACACAACCGAAAAACCGTATGCGTCGGATCCTTCCGGTGGTATCGAGTAGTGAAACCATCCTGCATTGTGGTTTGCACTCCACGAATACGAGGGTGTCGTAGCGGATCCATCCGGAGCGAACAGCGGAAACGCGGTGCCGGTGCTACAGGTAGGACACGAAATATTCGGAGTTGTGCCGCCGCTCGAGACAATCGGCGCGGTTGCGCTGACCGTGGTTACTCCTCCGGTGGTGGGAATCGTGAGCGCCAGGGCCGCGGCATGCAATTGTGTGGTGATTGATTGGGTGGATCCTGAGATTGTTATCGGTGATGCCAGTGTGAAACATTGCGAGCCCGTACCGATTGCGGGGTTGACGGTTCCTTTCGCAGAACACACCGTGAAATTCCACGTTGTCGACGCCGGTAGAAGTACGGTGTTGTCGGCAAGTCGAATCGTGAAACTTCCATTTGCATCGAGGCCCGCGGGTTGGGTTGGCGGTGAGTAGCTCGATCCGTTCAAGGTTGGCGATCCGGTGCCGGGTAACACCAGCGTTGCCGAGATAGTACCGCCGGCGTAGGGGATACCGTTCGGGTCGACAACGGTGCCGGTAACAGTGGTGAACTGTGCCGCGGCTGCTAGGGGCATCAGCAAAATCGCTAAGAGTTGGAGTGCTCGTTTCATTTTTGAATCTTCTGTTCTAGTAATTGGTCAAGGTCGCGGATCTGGTCCTTTGCTTTCAGCATTTGTGCTTTTCGCTTTTCCTCGTCCGGTTGGATCTCGGCTAGGTCGATATAGCCCATGATCCGTTGCAGGCGGTTGCGCACCATGTGGCACAGTTTTTTCGAGATCATTAGTCAAACCAATTTCTCGCCAAAATAAAGATCACTCCCACGGCAACGATCGCCATGATTGCGCTACTGCTCGAGCTCGCCGGCGCCAGGGATGCCGTATCGACGCCGGTGTCGGGATCGATCAAACTTGCGTCGACCGGTGTTCCATCCGTGAGCCCGGCCGGTATCGGTACACCGGCCGGTGTGGGATTCGCAAGCTGTCCTAGGGTTGTCGACATATCCACACCGAGCGCGCTCGCAACGTAGGCTGCATACGTGTATGCGTTGCCCTGGCTGTCGCTGGTCGGTGTGGATTGCCCTAAATAATGTGCGGTGATATCGAGAATCGAATCGCCCGGGTAACTGGTGACGTACTTTTGAAGCTGGGTATAAAGTGCCTGGAAGCCGGTGCCGGCATCCGGAAACACCGCAAAGCCGGCAGAGTCTTTTCCGATCGCACCAGGTTGACCGGCGTATTTGAGATCACCGGGGTTGTTGTTTCGTTGCGGACGGCTGCCGGCCGAATTGAATCCTTCGAATTGGGCGATCGCATCGGCCCAGGTCGGTATGAAATCGAAGTTCATTCAATTTAGCTTTCCTCTTCGTCGTCTTCGGCCGTTGGAAGTTCGTCCGTGTCGATCTCTTCCATTTCCTCGATCGTGCGCCCCTCGCGTTCGGCTGCCTTGAAGTATTCGCATGAACCGAGATGTTCACGCTTGTAGGTTTCTACTTCCTGTTCGGTCACTCCCCAGAAAATGTGTGTGACCTTAATCGTTTCGTCGCCGGCATCCACGATATCGATCTCGAGTTTGTATGCCATCAGTTCACCGCCGCCGGCGGTTTATCTGGCGCGGTTGCCGGTGCCAGGTCTGCGACTTCCACGCGCAACCAAGGGAGATAACCGAAAAACTGGTAGAGCAAGGCGTTCGCGGAATATCCGCCGATGCCGGCAATCGTTGTTGCGGTAAGCGCCAGGCCCACCGCTTCCACCTTCGCGGCAATGGTGTGCACGATAAATCCGTACGCCAGTGCGGAGAAAAACGCGCGCGTGGCCAGGTTCACCGCGTGCATGCGAAACCACTCATTCAGGCTGGTGAGTCCGTTGGTTTTCGATTTGACGGAGTTCTGTGCTTGGGCGAGAACGAACAAGATCCACCCGAGAGTGAAAACTACAACGTCGATGGCCGTTTTATTCATTTATTCAGTTGCTCGATCCGTTTCAGTTCTTCTTCGATCCATTCGATTCGTTTTCTTGCGGCTTGCTGTAGGTGCCAACTTTCGAGACTCGAAACCATTCGCTTCAGGGAATCGAGCTCTTTGCGCAAGTCCTCCGGTTTCACTTCCCGAGCAACCCCGTTCGCATCATTAGATCCGCCATCACCCAACAGGCCAAGCCCAGACTCACAATGTTTAATCGCCCGTACCATGTGCCGGGCGGTTGGGATCCAACCGAGAAAAACGTTCCGAGCATGAAAAAGACGAACGCGAAAGACAACAACATGTTCACAATCATCGTTTCCCCTCTCATGGACTCTGTACGAACGTGACAATTCCATTCGCGTTGCCGGTGCCGGTTGTGACCAGGCACAAAGCATTGCCGGCGGGTGCGGTTGCAACTGTTGCACCGCCGTCGCCGTAACTCACCGGTTGATTCGCGGTGAGGTTAACCAGACCGGTAAGGCCGTTGGTTCCGGTTCCGCACGTAACGCCGGTGCCGTATTCCCACTGATAGGTGCCGGCGCCGGTCGCTTCCGAGATGTGCCATCCACACACGTAGACCGATTGGCCAGCAACGGCCGCGACAACTTGCGTTGTGGATCCACCGGGGAAGGCGATCGGCGCGCTAGATTTCTTCGCGCCGGATTGACAGGCGTCGCCGGCTGCTCCCTTAAGGCCTGGCGAATCGAGAACGTATTCCGCGGTCACGGTTCCGCCGGCGCCGCCGGATGTGTAAGCAACCGAAACAAACGGGCATGCGGTTGCCGGTACCGGAAACACCTGTAGTGTGTTGTTGGCCGCGGGTGTGACGTTCAAGGCTGGCGTGGGATTTACGAACTGGTTGGTAGTGCACGATACTTTGAGCGTGCTGCCGGCCGGCGCGCCGCCGGAGTAAGTGAAAAAGATTGTGCCGGAACTCGATCCGAACGGAGTGGAAAACGTGTCGGTAACATTCACGCCGGCCGGCGCGTTCGAAAAATCCACCTTATCGATCTGCGCATTGAGATAGCTGCCAGCGTTTTGGTTGAACGTGGCCCATGCACCGCTATACGCGAGCGTGAAAGTTGCGGTGTTGGGGGAACAGGTCACCACTACCTGAATCTTGGGAAAGTAGCCGGACGCGAACAAACTGCCTTGTCCCTGGTGAATGATCGGAGTGAAAGCATCCTGCAACATATCGGAGATCCGGTACACGTTGCCGGCGCGATCGATGCCATCGAGTTCCGCTTGAAACTGTTGCGGTTGGGTGCCGGTGGTGACACTCAAATAGTGTTGCGTCTGTCCTAGATTCTGAATCGGAAACGTTTGTGCCGATCCGGTGCACGCGGTGTTCGTGGCTAGCGTCTGTTGCTCGGTTTGCGGTGCAACGTATCCGATGAACTGCGCCGATGCTGGCAAACTGATTGCCAGCACCAGCGCGGCAAGAATCTTCCTCATGTTCCTTCCTCTAAATCCAAATGTTGTCGTCTTCGAGCTCGCGCGGATACAGGTAGCCGCACAACCGGGCGCCGGCAAGCTGGCCGGCCGGCGTAATACCGCCGCTCGGTCCGGCCGGATTGTTGAAAATTACAACCGTGACAACTTGGTTTTCGAAAACACGAAAACCGGAAATCTGGGTCGGGTTGGCTGGCGAACCGAGCGACGCCGGTATTGCGGAATAGCTGTTGGCTGCCGGCGGGGGTGCGCCGTCGACCAGGATCCGCCAGAGAATATCGCCGGTTCCTTCCGTCCATCCACCGCCTACAAAGTTGTTTCCTACTTTGTTGATGATCCCGTTTCTTCCTTTGGGTATCTGAAAGGTGAGAATCGTCGCTTCGGAGCCGATCGCGGGGATGGTGACGTAAGCAATTTGGTCGATGTTTTCCCAATTGATCGGCGGATAGATCCATACCGGAAGCGCCGCGGCCGGCGGTAGTTGTCCGGTTGCCGGATCCGGTGGGGGTGCTAGCACGCGAGTTCCGTTTCCGAAGCTTCGCATTTACTCTCCTAGACTCGAGACAGGTCCGCCGGGAAATTCGACTGCGCCAGGATGCGGATCGTTGAAGCGCAATACCAGGCCATAGAATGCGATCTGAATCTCGTTTTGCACGGTTTCGAAGTTCTGTACCACGACAAGAATCTGTGAGTCTGGCTCGTCGAAGCGCCAGGGCTCGCGCAAGAAAGACGGCGCCGGCTTTCCGCCGCCGCCCATGCTGCCGGCAATATTCACGCGATTCACACCACGATCGGCAAACCGCAATTGTTTTCGTGTGTCGTAAAACTGCGCACGAAAACCGCCGCGGTCGGTAACGGTCGATGACGTGGTGATCGCCATCAGTGTGTAATCTCGCTGCAAGTTCACGCGCACCTGGGTTGTGTCTCGCGCTGCGAGAACACACGTCACGACTTCCCAATCCGGACCGTGGCCGGGCAGGTCACCGGACGGGGGGTGTTTTTCTCCCATCCGGTAAACCTGTCCTTGCCATTGCAACAACGGCAGCATGCGCGCAAGCGGGTGCGTGAGTGCGTGCCGTAATGTGTAAGGTTTCGCGCCTGGCATTAGTTCACCTTCGGTCGAGGCCAGAGTTTGAAACCGTTGAATACCAGTTGCACGGTGTTCGTGCTGCCGCTCGCATCCGTGAAGAGAAGCGAATAGACGCGCGTTGCTGGCATGATGTAAGGCACCGCTAGCGGGAACATCGCGGCTGCTTGTGCGGTTCCACACCAGTTATCAATGTTGATCCCATTGAATGCCACGGCACCCGCAACGGTGCTTGCTGTGGTCCCGATGAAATCACGGCCGGTTGCCTGTTCTTTCATCAGCACTTTTAGCAAGTTGCTAGTGCGCGAAGCTTCAATCCACCACCATTCAAAATCTGCATCGCTCAAGATCTGCAATTGATTCGGATCCTGTACCGCGTTTGCTGGTACTGCGCGATCGAGCACGTATTGAAAAAACTGCCGCTCAAACTGGTCATCCTGGTTTTGCTGCTGCGCGCTAGGTGCTTGGGTTGCTCCTAAGTACATGGCATCCTCCTTTCCTGAAAAAGTTTTCAAAAACTTCGGGGTTAGACCGAACCATGAGCCCGGTCAAGAATCCTTTCGAACCCCTGTCCCCCGAGTGCTGCTTGCGGTTTACAGAATCGCTCGCGCGAGGACGCCTTCCAGATACACGTGCAAGTTGATGCCGGTACCAGGGAAAATCGTCGCCGGTGAAGCTGCCAGCGTGGTGAACGCGGCCGATCCGGAAATCGTTGGATCGAGCACAACCGAAAAATTCTGGTTCTGTTCGATCAATTGACCGAGGATCGGTTCCATCGGATCGAGGCCGGGAATCTGGGGCATCGGATCGGTGATGGTGGCAACGTTCTGTGCTGTTGGCCAACCGTTAGATCCGGAGTTTCCGAGAGTGGCTGCTGTCGGAGAAACACCGCTGAAGAAACCACCAGCGCCGGCAGGACACTTTGAAACGAGTGCCGTCCAGTAGTCTTTTCCCGAGATCTGGAGTTGTGCGAGTGTAAGCCCGATGAAGGAGTTCATATCCTGCGGACCAACATCGGAGCGAAGCACCGCGGCAACTGCTTTCACCAGGAATTTTTTCGGAGCATCGAGCATGCCGGGCTGGACCAGGTTCGTGTGATACAGGGTTTTGGTGAACGCGGCGCCGCCGGATGGGGTGTATTGTGCTCCAATCGGTTGAGCAAACAACTGTTGCTTTGTTACGGCCGTCGCAACTGCCACGCCGTAGAAATCGTAAAGGGGTTGAACCAAGTACTCGAGCTGCCCGGCAACGATGGGATTCGTTCGGAGCATCTTGAGTTTCGGCCGACCTACTTCACGCTCTTCGATGGCGTGGCACTTGTCAAAACGCGACGTGTAACGAGACTTCAAATTTGATTTGACCATTTCTTTTCCGCCTCCTTTCGGGTCAGAATGCGCGGATCTCATCCGCAAAGCTGTGGGTGCACGTCATCACGTGCACCGCACTTTAGTAGTTGCCCGCGTAACGGCTTCGGAACCGGTGAAAGCCCAGTCCTGCCATCTTCGCGGCTACGGCTGCGGGATGAATTGCTGTTCCCGCTGCCGCCGGCAATGCCGGCACTCCACCGGGGCCGGGAAAGAAGATCGATCCCGCACCGCGGTTGAACGCCATGCCTGGCTGTGCTGCTCTCAGGTACTGGTCCGAACTGGTCGGAATACTGAACCATGAGGGGGAATACAAACCGAGTCCGATCGATTGCGCTACACCAAGTTGGTGCAGTGCCTTGATGATCGTCGCGGTAAGTCCGCCTTTCAGCACTTCTTCCGCTCCCTTGGCGCCGGCAATCATCTTGCCGACAAAGCCAAGCGCAACGGCCGCGCCTCCGGTGGCTGCTACTCCCGCCCATCCGCTCGATAAACTTGGCAGAAGGCCCGAGAGATACAGCGAACCGATTGCACCGCCAGCGTTATAGGCCGCGTCGGTGATAACCGCGCTCGAGATTCCGAACGGGTTGTGTCGCCGCCTGTGGTGATGACGTCTGTGATAACGTTTCGCCATCTGGGTTGTTCTCCTTTCTTCCTCGGCACCAGCGAAATAGCTTCGCGGTGTGTAAGAGGATGGATTAAAAATTCGGATTTCCGGCACGGTTGCTCCCTCTTAGGCTGCATCCTCGTCGTCGAGTGGGGTCACGTCATCCGCGTGTGCTGTCTCAATTCCGCCCACTTCGATCGCTTTCCCGTCCGGCTGTGTCTCGATATTCACCGTGGAATCCTCATTTACTTGCGTGATCGTTCCGGTGAGCTCGAGTGTTTTATCGTGGGTGCGGAAAAACTTCACCCGCTGCCCCTCTCTCAATTTCGGCATGCTCGTTTCCTCCGATTTCTTCGGCACAATGGCCGGCTTGTGGGATCCGCGGCGCGTTTTCTTCATGCCACTATCCTCCGAACTGAAATTTCCCTTCGACGAAATAGCCGGCAAGTCGTTCCGGATTCGAATCGTCGATTAAAAGCGCCATATGATTGCCGGTCTCTGGATCCACCGTGCACCTGACGCGCGCAAACGTTCCGGAAGCACCCATCAGCATGATTTGCAGTTGCGTGATTGGGTGGAGTACTCCGTACGTTTGTCCTTCGCGATTCGTAATCTTGTCTCTCACCCGATCTCCGACAACCGGGCAACCGGTGAGCAATTGCGGGATCCGCGGCGCGATCTCGCCGGCGCTTTTTGGAATCCAGCGCGGATCCGGAATATTCGGTAATGGGACCATGCCGGCGGGGAGTAACAAATTCTGTTGATCGTTCGAAAGCGCGATAATGGGCGCGTCTTTGTGAGTCAACCAATCGAGCGTAAGTGAACTCCACAAAATTGATTGCTGAGTGGAGAACGGCACCAGGCTCGCCGGCAGATTCCCCTCCTGGTTTTGGTTCGCGTAGCGTGGCCGCGCCTGGCTGAGTCCCTTCGTCGACCGCTGTCCTTCGAAGAGAACGGAAGTCAATCGGCCGATGATCCGATATTTCCGATCGCGAATGGTTTCGCGCTGGAATTTCATCAGGTCCGCGAGTCGAAACCTCGTTGTGATCTGAACCGCCGGTGCTGTCGCTGTAGCCAAGTTCCTTTTCTCCTCAAAAGTTACAAAGGGGCCGATCCCACTGCGTGGGAGGGCTGTCGCTCTACCTTGGCGGAATCGCCCCTTCGTCTCGCCGCACGACTCGGAGAAGTGCGACAAGCTTCAATTGACGATTCCTTCCCGCCTTACTTCGTACGCGCCGCCATCCAGCAACAAGCGTTTGTGCCGGCTGTCGAATAGCAAAATCGGTCGGTGTCCGGTTTCCTCTCCGAACTCATGCCGCCATTCGTCTACGTCCGGATCCTTCACGTGTTCTTTGCGCTGCTTGTAATCGATCCGGCGCGCCTCTCCAAGTTCGAAGAGGCCCGCGCCGCGATCGCGCGCGCCAAACACACCAAGGGATGCGGTCACATCCTGGTCACCGTCGACGAAATACAACTGTCTGGCGGTGTCATCGGAAACCAGTAACGGCCGCGGCTCGCGAAAATTGATGTGTTGTACCTGGCCGCCGGCGTGGGGTTTCACGTACAGCGCCAGGAGCTCACCGAGTTGCGCGTAATCGCCGGCCGGCATGTGGGGCTCGGTGAGAGTTGTTTCGTATTCGACCGGGGCGCCGGTGAAATCTTCACGGATCGCAACCGCATCGGGATTCTGCCGGCGGATCGCTTTTTTCTGTCGGCTTTTCGGTCGTCGGGTCCACGGATGAAAAACTCCGTTCTCGAATGTGCCGAGCTCCACGTTTTGCCGGCGCGCCTGTTTCAAACGCGCGGCTAGCTGTGCAACTTGCGAGAGTTCGCGCGCGTTGAGTTGCGAAATCGGCTTCCCGTAAAGTTCTGCGGCTGCCTGGTGCATATACGAGGAATCATCCGGATTGTTGCCCGGTGTAATTCCGCCTTCCGGGATCCAGTCATATTTGTGCCGGCTCGCGCGTTGGCGCGTCACTCGCACCAGGCCGGCAACCCGTTTTTGCCGTTTGGTCTGAATCAGGCCCGGCGGTGTGTACTTGGCGCCGCTCGCGATCGCGTGCGCGGACGTGTATCGATCGGGGTTTTCCGGATTCTGCCGCGGGGTGCGGATCACAATCGTTGCGCCAGGTGGCAGAGAAATTTCCTGGGTGTTGTGCGTGTCGACTTCGGAAGGATTTGCACCCAATACCAGAAGTTCGTGCGGATTATCCCGAAGTGCGATCTTTTTCATCTGCTCGAGTTTTCTCTTGATTCGTTTCCGTTCGCGTTCGCTGGTTGCGTTGCTCCATTCGCGCGCGAAATCGTATTTGAGGTAACCGCTCGCCTCTTCTGGCGTGACTCTCTTTTTCCGTTTGATTGGATTGGTGCGCGGGCTCATCACTACGTAACGGTGTCCCTGCTTGGTGAATACGCCTTTCACCCACGCGCCTTTGGTTTTGCGTTCCTTGGCTACCGCGTCTTTCTTTTCTTTGAACGCGCCGTGAAACATGTAGCCGTAACCTTCGCCGGCGTTTTTCCGTTTTTTGGTTCTCTTCGGCATTAGAAAAGTCGCTTCAGCAAGGGCACTCCGACCAGCAACCCGATTCCGACCGCGGCAACCGTGCCGGCGTTGTTTGCAATCCATGTGGTGAAATCGACCGGTGTTCCTGGTGCTGCGGTCGTCTGACTCGGATCGGTTGGTACTTGGAAACCGCCAGGGTTGAGTAAGCCGGCTGCCTGGTAATTGAGATCCGCGGGAGTCGCCGCGGCGTTCGGATCGCTCGGCGCCTGTACGCTCACAATGGAATCTGCTTGCGGCATCAGTCCGGAAATCGTGTAGACGTAATGGCGAACGATCGAAATAATGTCGTTCACGCTGCCGAATCCCTGTCCGTTTGTGACTTCCAGCACCAGCGTGACCGGAAACGGATTGCTCGCGCCGATCACTCCCCCGACAACCGCGCTAAAACTGTTGCTTAAGTTGTTGGGCGCTTGGAGCACGGAAAGCTGGCCATCGGCAGCCAATGCAGCGATTACACCGTTGACGATCGATTGCGGGTCACCGGCTTGCTGGTAGCCGTGGCCGGTGTTGAATACGCTCGTCCATGTGCCGCGGTACGTGACAATCGAACCGTTTGGGATTCCGTTCGCACCGAGAAATCCGGCGATCGCGCCGGCGAGTCCGTGAAGTTTGTAACCGCCTTCCGGAGTGAACGGGGGATTTTGTCCGATGCCGTGCAAGCGCCAGGGCCCGAAAACATTTCCGCGTGATGGCGGTTTCACGCCGTTGAGCATGGTCGCGGCAAACGGATCCGTTTCACCGTAAGGCCGGTATCCCTGGCGATAAAGCGAGAGATCGTAATCGACGTAGCTCATCGCCGCCTTCCTCCTGGTGCTGCCATCAGCGCCAGGGCCACACCGCCGGCGACAATTAACATCCAAGTGGGTAATCCGGCGGTTGAACTGCTGAGAAGTGAGGTCACAGAACCTGGAACCGCTGCGACTCGCGGCGCCGGACCAAGGGGCAAACCAGGGGTGAGGCTCGAGGTTGCCGGCGTGACATTGAACTGATAGGTCGGTCCGCTGGAGGTCGGCTTCGGCACCACGTTGCCGGCCGGCTGAATGGTTCCGGGTAATACCAGGTCGGTCGGTTCGTTTAGAACTGGAATCGGATTCCCGTTCTCGTCGGTCATCACTGCTTGACCGGTCGATTCGTCGATGACGGTGTAGTCCGATGGCAGAAAACCGGCGTTGCCGGTGGGATCTTCGATCACTACACCGAGGCCTGAGAAACTTCGTTTTGCTCTCACGATATTCATCGGGTTGCCAGGTACACCGCGCCGCCGATCAAAAGCAGCGGCAACAAACTGGATCCGCCGCCGGCGGTGCCAGTGATTGAATCGAGTGCACTCGAAATACTTGCAGTTGGAGAAACGGTTGCCGGCGGGGTGAAATCGAGCGTGTAAGCACTGCGCGAACTCGCGCCGTAGCTGGATCCGAATACTTGCGGGATCTCTGCGATGTACGGACCTTTCGCGCTCTGTGATTGTCCTTGCACCGCGGCCGCGATTCCGTTGGGACCAGTGACGCCGGGTTGCAGTTGATAGCACGCGACACAACAACCGGCGCCGATCGATCCGACACACGGTTGCTTTCCGGTCACTTGTGCCGGGCAACTGGAACCGCTGTTGCATCCGTTTCGCCCGGGCTGGAGTTGAGGTCCGACAACTTGCCAGTAACCAGGCATGACCGTGGCCAGTGCCTGCATCACTCCGCTCGCGTCGATCTGTCCGGATTTGAAAGCCGATTGGATTGCGCGAACGTCGGAGTCGAATCCCTGCACACCGAGGTTGACCGCGGAATTTTCGTTCTTCGCTTGTTTCGCGCGTAGCTCGTGACCGGCGAGTAATCCGGCGATCACTCCCACCACTGCACCAACCGCGGCACCGATCGGCCCGGCAACCGAGCCCGCGGCGCCATATGCACTCGCGATCGCGCCCGCGCTTGCCGCGGCAATCGGAGCGCTCGCGCCAACGATCTGCGCCGCGGCGCCGAAATATCCAAGTTGATAGATCGGTGTTTGTGGGGCGCGCACGGTGTGACTTTTCCGAACCACTTGAAGTCGACGGCTGTTCCGATTGAGATCACCGAGTGCGTACATGGGAGTGGTGGGCGCGTAAACGGTGTGCGGCATCGATCTCATTTCTTGCCGCCTTTCATCAGAAACAGCGCCAGGATTCCACCGAGGGCAACCCATTGGTTTGCTACGCCGGGGATGATCGTTTGCGCTTGCAACCAGGTGCTAAATGCGTCCGTTGTGGTTGCGGTGGCGGTGACTGAACTCGTCGGCGCGCTCATGGTGTCGATCAGGGGAGAAACACCAGGCGTTACACCGGGGACGATTTGTCCCTGACTCGGCAAAAAATCTGCCGGCGACGCGGCAACCGTCGGTGCCGGCGTGGGAGAGATTGGGGGAGAAGTCCACGGCACAATGTATTGCGGTGGGTAAGCGTAGGGCGCCGGCTGTGCAACGGCAGAGGTCGCGCCGGTTGAATTCGATGGGATCGTGGTCACCGGCTGATAATCCGGCCCGGTGTAAATCGGATAACGCGGACCGATCGAGGGGCCCGGTGGGGGCGTGTACGGCACAACTGGATAGCGCGGGACGCCGGTCGATGCACCAGGGCCCGGTATTGGAAAATATCCGCGCCGCGCGGGTGGGGAAGGAACCAAACCGAGGCCGGCGTAATTGCCGGGCGCTTCCGCGTACCCTGCACTCTTTGTGGTTTGCTTTCCGGTGATGACGTTGGCGCCGCCGCTCGCGTTTGGTCGCGGCCGGGTTTCCCCTGGCGATCGAAAAACGTAATCCGAATGTGTTTGGCCTTCGCGGAAAGCGGTGCCGCCCCATTCTTTTTCCCACGGTCCTTTGCTGGTTCCCTGCTGCGGCAAAAGAGAGTGACCGCTAGGGCGTTTCTGTGGTCCTTCGGTGAGCTCGCTCGCACCGAACGGCCAACCGCCGCCGCCGCCTTCCCAAGATTGTGAAGAATCGGGCGCGATAAATCCGTGGTACTGGCCGCCAACCGGCCCGCCTGGGATTCGGTACCGCCAACCGGACCAGGCGAAATCTGGGGAGCTCGAGTAACCGCGAAGTCGGCCGGGCATGCGCACGCGACTCACGATTTGCGCCCCATCGCCAGCAACACAACCCCGCCAATCAAAAGCCACGGTAACCAGGATCCGGAGGTTGAGAGTCCGACCGCGCTGGTATAGCCGGCGGGTGGCAGTCCGTAACCGGGTGTGTATGGAGTCGCGAAACTCGAGTACGGTCCGGTTGCTACCACGCCTTGCGCATTTTGAATTTTGAAAGGCTGTCCGCTCGCGGCTGCGATCAAGCCGGGCGTCTGTTGAATGGTGGTGTCAATGATCGAACTCCAATCCACACTATCGTCACCGAGTCCGATCGTTGCCACTCCTGCTAGGCCGCGCATTCCGCGCGATCCGCACTGGCCGCCACACTCGCAACCGAGTCCGCGGAGATCCTGAAAACTGTTATCCGTGAGGGACCAGACACGTTTTCGGAAATACATCGGCGGTTCTACGCCAAACTGTGAATCGAGTCGTGCGGCATCAAGGGGAAGCCAATAGCCGGATCCTGGCGGTACCTCGAGCTCGACGTATACGTGCGAAAACTCGTTGGGTTGAGTTGGATCCGCGCTGATGGTTGCCAACCGCGCCGGATATCCGATCGCAATGCCGAGCGCGCCGAGTAGCATCGAAATGTCGTCGCAATCGCCGGCGCGAATTTTCAGAAGTTCTTGCGGGGGATAGAGTTTTTCCTTGGTGACGGGATCTTTCGTGTAACGGATGTTGCGTTTCACCCACTCATAGAGCGCCGAAGCTTCCGCCAGGTCGTTGAACGCCGGCACACTCCGCACGATATCGCTCGCGAAGCGGATGAAACTCGGGTCGGAAACGGCCTGGTCGACCAGTTTCCGCATAACTTGAATTGTTTGTTTGGTGCCGGCTTCACCGGATAGCAGGGGCGCGCGATAGGCCAGGCCAGGGGTTGAGAAACGTTCGGCCGTCGATGTGGAACCGACAAAAATCGGACTCAACCGTCACACTCGCGGGGAAGAAATGTGCTTCGCGTGGTGTTTGCGTGTTAACCGGGCGCTTTGGCCGGTTTGATTCGCACCACGCGAAGCGGGGATATCGAGAGTCGAATCGATTGCCACTGTGCATGACGGTTCCTAGGGGGGTCAACGATGCGAGTGCAGCACTAAGTTCAGCACTGGTTCAGCACTATGGTGCACCGGGCGGTACTTTTGATTGCAACCCATGTGGAAAACCTGTATAACGCCGGTGACGGTTGCCTTTGCGTGGGTGCCGGGAGCAAGTTTGCGTGAAAACTGCTGCCGATCTCCCCGAAATCAATCGGACCGTGGTCAAAACCACGGAAACCCGCGTTCTTCCTGCTGATTCCTCGAACGATCCCACCAATAAGAGCCTCTTCGACTATTTGTCGCGGCTTCCTGTCGATTGGGGCTCCCCTCCTGACCGTCATCTGCTCTACATCTACCGAATTCTCGCGGAAACCGGCCCTTCAATGCCGATCGAGAAGTGTGCGCGGTTCATGGCGATGCCGGATGGTTCGCAAGTCGAATTGCGCAATCGAGAAGAGTTTGAATTCGCGTTGTTTCAGAAATACGGCGGTGGTACCTACCGCCTCATTTTGAAAAACGGTCCGCAATGGGTCGCACAAGAACGGATGCGGTTCGATGGCCCGGCAAAAAATACCCAACCGGGCATTTTCGCGGAATCTGGATCCGGCCCAACCGTGACGCCGGCAAACAGTGATGCCGGAAACAGTGATGTTGCGAAAACTGCGATGCAACTGGTTGCGAACCGTGAAGGGGAAGCGGTGAACGTCGCAATCAATGCGTTACGTGGTGCATCGGATGTGGTGCAACGGTTGAGCGCCGGCGGTGGCGGGGGTGATGACGTCACGCGCGAGTTTATGCGGGTGATGATGGCGCGCGCCATGAATCCGCCGGATCCGCTTGAGTCGATGGCGCGAATGCTCACGGTCTTTCAAACCTTGATGACCGCAATGAATCCCGCGGCTGCGCAAAATCCCCTGGTTGAGAAGATCATTTCGACCGCACTCGAGCGCGTGGTGAATCCACCGCCTTCCGGTCCGGCGATGTCGACCGGCGCCGAACTGGTTCGTTCCTTGCCGCAAATTGCTGGCTTTGCCGGCGATGCGTTGCGCGAGTGGCGCATGGGAATGGAAGCACAACGGGACGTGGTGATGCGTACCGGTCAAGCGCCGCCGTCGCTTCCACCTGGTGCACCTGGTGTACTTCCGCCTGGTGCACCGAATCCGACGATCATGCAACCGCCGGCGAATGGGGCGCAACCGGTTCAACAGAACGGAGCTCATATGCCAGGCCCGCCCCTTGAGTTCATCGAGTCAAAAATAATTGAAATCCTGCGCGAACCGTTGTCGACGGCAGAGGCCGCGGAAGAAGTTTATTTGTTTCTCGATCGGCTAGACCAGCGATTGAGCGCGTATCTCGCCGGGCTCGGGGAAAAGGGACTCACCGAGTTGTTTCAGACGCGCACGGTTTTGCAACCGGCTTTGCAAAACCTACCGCGCTTGCAGGAATTCATTCGCGAATTTTTAAAGTACAGTAAGGCCGCATCGGAACCAATCACCGGAACCGAAGCGGTGACGCCTGTAAAACCAAACTAGTTGCTCGAAAGGAGTAGCGAGGAATCAGAGCGGAGGTACGGCGCCGGACGCAAGTGCGGCGCCTCTCTTAACTCAGTTTCTCGCAACTGAAAAGCAATGACGGGGATCGCAACGGTAAGGGAAGACAAAATTTTGAAGTGTGTGGAGTGTAGAGCCGATTTCAGCTGGTCGGCTAGCGAACAACAGTTTTACGCGGAACAGGGTTTTCAGAACGAACCCAAACGTTGCCGGGAATGTCGCAAGAATAAAAAGCATTCCGGGAATGGCTCTCGCGATCGCCGGCGATGACGTGTCCGGCTTATTCGAACGGATCCACAGTTTTCTAGCTGCGATGTATCCGAAAGGAAAGCGTATGACGTTTTTGAAAAAGTTGGGTTCGGTGCTGGCGCAAGGAATCGCCGTCATCACCGGAATTTTTCCCCTGGTCGCGCCGTTCTTTGGATCGAGCGCCACAACCGTGCAAACCGTGAACACGGTGAAAGATGATTTCACTTCAATTGGGCAAGTGGTGGTGAGCGCCGAAGCGTTGCTTACTGGCACCGGTACGGGGCCCGCCAAGCTCGCCGCGGCTACTCCCCTGGTCGCGAATATCATCCGCACATCGGAGCTCGTTAGCGGTCACAAGATCGCCAACGAAGCGGCATTTACCAAGGCATGCGAAGAGATCACCGGTGGTGTCGCGGATCTGTTGAACTCGCTCGATCCTGGCACCGTGCAAACGGCCGGCAAACCGTTACCGATTGGTCCGGCACCGAGCGCACCTGTAACCGCATGAAAGCCGAGAAAGCTGCCAGACAGAAAGCGCGCCGCGCACTCTGGCGAAAGCTGATGCCTTTCTATCGGAACCGGCTAACGGTGCGAAAAATGATAGATCGCGAGTTTTCCAAAAAACGTGACACTCATTGAAGCACTAGCCGATTCGATTCACCGGTTCGAAGGGTGGGTTCCGCCTGGTGTCGATCCCCGATATCCGCGCGGGTCGGTTGCCTGGCGCAATCGCAACCCTGGCAACCTTCGACCGATGCCGGGGCTGCTGGTGCCGGTCGACGCCGGCGGTTACCGGGTATTCACTACGATGGCGGATGGCTGGCTAGCACTGCTGAACGATATCAAAGCCAAGCTTGGCGGGTCGCACAACCTCACCGATGAATCGACGTTGCGGAATTTTTTCGATATCTACGCGCCGTCTGATGATGACAACGATCCCAACAAATACGCGCGTCAGGTTGCTACCTGGCTTTCTCGCGATCTGGCGGTGACGATCGCGCCTGAAACAACCTTGGGGTACCTGAAACAGATAGGCGGTTAAGATTCATGCGGCGCCGGCGTTTTGCTCTTTTTCGGCCGGCCGCCCTTTTTGCCCCACTCCCTGAACTGTTCCACCGTGACCGACTTTTTGGCGGCGCGCATTCCTTTTAATCCCTCACACCTGGGGCAGACTAGATCAATGTGGTGAATCCGACATTTCGGTTTTCGTGACATGGGCGCGGGGTAATTCTACTCAATAGAGCAAGGGCTGAAGTGGTGACCAAAGTACTCCGTCCATCGCGTCTGTCAATTGGTAAAAACGGCAGTGAACCGCGTTTTTACTAGGCGAAACCCCCTACAGGGTTTACCTTAAAGTCAAGAACGCGCCGGTTGCGCCGCCGGATATGCTGTTCTGAATTTGTAAAAAAACCCTCCCCACGCTTTTGTCACCTTCAGGCCCCGAGTATTTTGCATGCACCGTTTCTCTGGTAGTTCACCCTTTTTACCTCTGGTACAACATTCCGCCGGTCACAAAGATTGTCCGGCTTGCAAACGGTCGCGGGACTCAATGATTGAGCCTGGTACGTTGGCTCGTCTCGGATTTATGGAAGCGTCACGGGTCTGGCTCGATACGCACAAACGAACGATCGGCCCGGCTTCGCTTTCCGAGTACGAGAAAAATTTGAAGCGGTTGGAAGTGTTTTTCGGTTCGCTCACCCTGGCCGAAATTCATATCGGTCATTTAGAGCAGTACCAGAAGCTTCGCTCTGAGGGTGTCGGCTGGAAACGCAAGGCCGGCCCGTCGCGCGTGAATCACGAACTCAATACCCTTTCCCAGATTTTGACGCGCGCGGCATTGTGGGCGCCGATCGCGCCGTACTACAAACCATTGCCGATGCCACGGGCGAAAGCCGGGCGTGCGTTGTCGGAAACCGAGGAAACGGTATTGTTCCAAACCGCGATGTCGAAACCGCGCTGGCAGGTTGCGTATCTGTGTTCGCTGATTACTGCGAACACAACCGCCGGCCCTGGCGAAATTCGGATGTTGCGATTGCGAGATGTGGAGCTCGAGCCCGGTCCGGCGTCGCCGTACGGTACGATCACCGTTTCTGATGGTGCGAAAAATCAGTACCGGGTGCGCACCATTCCGTTGAATGAAACCGCCGGCGAAGCGGTCAAAAAGTTGTCGCAGCGCGCAAGGGAGCTCGGTGCGGTTGAGGGGGATCACTACTTGTTGCCGCATCGAGCTCCTTCCCCTACTGGCGACGCGGATCCGACCAAACCGCAAACCAGTTGGAAAAAAGCTTGGGACAAGTTGCGCAAGGCTGCCGGCATGCCCACGTTGCGCATGTACGATTTACGGCACCACGTGATTACGCGACTGCTCGAGGATGAAAACGTGAGTGAGCGCACCGTGATTGAGCTAGCCGGACACGTCTCGAAAAAGATGCTGGATACTTACTCCCACATTCGCATGAAATCAAAACTTGAAGGGGTGCTCGCACTGGATCGTAAGCCGGCAAAGAAACCTCAGGGTGTGGTGGGATTCGGTCAACCGATTCGCCGGCCGAACGTGCAATAAACTTTTTGATAGAATGCGGCTCATCCGTGGACGATCTTAGCGAGAAAGACAGGCAACTGATCGATCGCGTACAGCGCCTAGAACGGTTGGCCTGGCGATCGATCACACTTGCAAAAGATATTTGGGAAGCGTTATCCCAACTGGAACGAATGTCGTTCATCGAAGAGCGAATCCGTACCCTGGCATTCCTGGAAGCAACCCCCGCAAGATGAAATTTTCCGAGAAACACAATCACCCGTGGGCGAGCAGTATGACCGATTTCTGCCGATGGGTTTTACCAAATGGTGATGGGTTTCTTTGTTGTGCTTTCAGAGCGGGGCATCTTGGGATAGTCCCGCATGAAACCCTGTACGACCAGGACGAAAATTCTCCGTGGAACAATCAAAAACTCTGGGTATATAGACCGGATCTATCGATTTTCCAGAATCCGCCGCCGCCGGTCCTTTAGCGCGCCTCTGCTGCCAGTAAGCGCCGCATGTTCTCGATTCGCTTCGGTGTGATGGGGTGATCGATCGAGAGTTGCCGGAAAAATCCGTTGATGCCGGTGCTGGTGTCACCAAGATACATTTCGAGTTTGCCGAACATGCCCGCGGCCGCGTACGGGGAATAGCCGGCCGTGCGCAAAAGCCGGTAGCCGATTTCGTCGGCGCGGATCTCGCACACCGTCTGATTCTCGCGCGTGATTTGAGTGCGCGCGCGGCACTCGTCGTCGACGGTATGACCAAGTTCGTGCGCCACCATGAATGCGATTTCGTCTTCGTTTCCCATGAATGAAACCATTGCGGTCGGTACGCACACCCAACCGTTTTGACCGGTGATGGCCCAAGCGTTTATTTCGTTCGCGGCCGCGAGCGCGATCGTAGTTTCACGGCCGGGGAATTCCGTCTTGAAGACTCGCATCACGTTTTCGGTTGCCTGAACAAAAGCAGCAGAGGTAAGCGGATCGCCGGCGTTGACGCGCGCTCCCAAACGATCGTGAACGACCGGACCGGTTTCGGAGGAAGTGATATAGGCCTGAATGGATCCATGGCAACCGGGCGCCATTTGGTTGAGAACGGTTTGCAGTGCGCCGCGGTTTTGGTTGGCGACGCAACCGTTTCCGTTCCAGCTATAGCCATCGGAACACTGTTGCGCCGCGGCCGCGGATCCGAGCGCGAAAAGCATCAAAAGTGTAATTGCACTATTACGCATGAAAACCCTCCCCCGCCTTACATCACCAGAATGCGCCCGTTTCCGCGGCGCGTCGACGGTACCAAAGGAACCCAATTAAGTACTAATGCTCACTGTGGAAATCTCTTCATTCTGTGGAATTTAAGTCGGTAACGTTACTAAAGTTGTTGGCCTAACAGGGGGTTAAGGGATTGGTCGAAATGTCTGCTACAGCACATTGACTTCGGTGCTAGACTCAGACACGCAAAACCGGATTTTTGAAACCGTCCGGTAGGTTTCATCAGTTTTTAAATCTCACGGTGCTTCGGTTTTTCAACCTGTCTTTTGATCCTTCGGTTGACGGCCACGGAAAGCGCAAGGGATGATGTTCGTGGGGCCCGTAGCTCAGCGGTTAGAGCAGGGGACTCATAAGTCCTTTCCCCGCATCCTTCCTGGTCGACCAATCACAGAGATAGGGACGAAAAAACGGAGCACTCGAAATGAGGAAGTATGGCGCGAGCACGCCACACCGCACCCATTCCGGAGCGCCCCGCTGATTCCGGAATCGAGCCCACGGTATCACAGCTACCCTGTGAAAAATTCCGCGCCTATGATCGCGCGACACCTACACCCCATATAAACGAACGCACGTATCGGTACGGAGCGCCCGACCGGGACGGTACCGTTAGAGCGGTTGCTTTCACGCGTAAAACCGACCTTAGTCGACTTGGGTCCCCGCTCACTCATTTTCTCGCCGGCGGTGCCGAATGAGCACTGCGCGCACGATTTGGAAGTTTCCGCTTGCTATCAAAGACGTCCAGCAAATTGAGATTCCTCGCGCTCACCGATTTCTTACTGTGCAGATGCAGCACCGCCCGTGCCTCTGGGTTGAAGTTGGTCCGGATGTATCGGCAAAACTTCCGGTGAAAGTGTTGTGCGTTGGCACCGGGCATCCGTTCGATGCTTCGAATGCTGAATATATTGGCACCGTTCAAGACGACATTTTCGTTTGGCACTTCTATGCAGTAGTAGGCGGTGCTAAGTGACACTCGAATGGGGAAGTCCCACCCAACACACCGAAGCTTTCCACCAGGCTCTTGAAGAATATCGCCGTGAACATCCGGACGATACGCGGCCGTTCCATGAGCTCGAGCTCGAACCGCGCACGTTCATTCTCGCGCGCCAGGTCGAAATCTATCGCGAGATGAATGCCTGATTTTTCTTGGTTGCCGTTCGAAACGCGGTGAGGAAAGGAGGTCGCGAAGTCATCGCCTAGAGCAAACTCGCGGAACCGGATCCGGTTTACTTTCCCCATAGGATGAAACCGGACCGGCGTCCGCGGTTTTCGGCGTGACACTTTGCGTGTTGCCTGTGCCTATTCTGACACGGTTTTTCCATTCTTCCCCTTTCATTGTGAGGATTACGAGGTCATTCGTGTGGACGCTAGCTGGTTACCTTCTGCCGATCATTGTGATTGCGTTGGTGCTTCCAAGACTTCCTATCTTGGAATTCATCGTAGTGGTGATCTGTGTCGCGTCCGCGAACGTGTTGGGATTTTTTCATGGGGCGAGCGAATGACGGCCGAAGAGATCCGCGAGGAAATGAAACGCAACGTCGAAGCTATCAGAATTCAAAATCCGGACAGAGGAGAGATGTTGACTACCCTGTTGTATTCGGCACTGTACGAGATCGCCGCACAACTGGCGGAATTAAACGAACGATTCAGGCTGATCGATGCGCCGCTGAAAAGTGAGAGATTTCATCGCCGGGTGAGCAAATGACGGCCGAAGAGATTCGAGAGCATGCTCGCGCTTCTTACGATCGAGTGCATGAGGCTTGGGTCGGTCAACCGAACGACGCACTCGATTTCCAAAATTGCTTAGTGTCGATACAGATGAAACAGATGAGTGCGCTGTTCGAGATCGCCGCGCAACTGGCGGAATTCAACGAGGGGCTTCGTAGCGGTTCTTTCGTAGTCTTCTCTTCTCGCGATGGACGGCGGGACGGATGATGGCAACCTATGTCGGAGGTCGTCACCAGGGACGCGCGATCGTTTCCGTGATTGACGATCGCACGAAGCGCGCATCGATGTTAGATGGCGGTTACCGCTACGTGAACCATTCTCCAACCGGTTTCGAATGGGGATATCTGGGATCTGGTCCGGCACAACTGGCGTTTGCGATTCTGCTCGATCACTTCGGCGCCGCCGGCGAAGCACTGCTGTTCTATCAGGATTTCAAGGTGCACATCGTTTCCATGCTGAACACCGATACGTGGGCGCTCACCACGGCAGAGATAGAAGCGGCACTCGAGCGAATTCGAATTCTGCGCACCCGCGCCAGGAGAGAACGGAATTGGCAAGAGTCAACTTAGAACTAAACGCCAAGGAAGCGCCGATTGTGATCTATGCACTAGGTCGGTGTCACCACATACCGGAAGCATGGTTGATCGCAAAACGATTGATTGAGCTCCTTGTGCCGCTGCCGCCGGCGCCCGGCATGGCAGAACTGCCAACCGGTGCACGGTCGGATCCGCCGGCGAATAGCGAGAGTGAGAAATGATGCACCCGCCGGCAATCCTGATGGTGATCCTGTTTTCGTTCGGTTTAGCTGTGGCTGCGCATCGTCACGGCCAACAAGAACGCGCGAGTTTTTGGTTGGTGCTGATTGCAACCGCGGTGCAATCGCTCATTCTCTGGTGGGGCGGATTCTGGAAATGAATGAGCACGTAGCGAACACGATTCATCAGGTTTTGCCTGTCGTGTGTTTGTTGCTTGGAATGTGGTTCGGTGTACGGCTTGCAAGGCGATCTAAATGAATCGAGTGATTATCGGTACCGCCGCGGGGAAACCGGTTGGGTTCGATATCCAGATTCTGTTAGCCACTCGCCTGTTGTTACAGGCCGGCTCTGGTGGTGGGAAAAGTTGGGCGTTGCGGCTGCTGATGGAAAAGATATTCGGCCGCGTGCAAGTGATTGTGATCGATCCGGAAGGGGAGTTTTCCACGCTGCGCGAGAAATTTCCGTATGTCCTGGTCGGCAAAGGTGGGGAAACTCCCGCGGATCCGCGTTCGGCCGGCATGCTCGCACACCGTCTGCTCGAGCTCCAAGCTTCCGCTGTTTGTGATCTCTACGAATTGAAATCCGGGCAACGTCATGCATTCGTGCGCGTGTTTCTTGATTCGCTGCTCGAAGCGCCGAAAGAGTTGCGCACACCGGTGATTGTTGTCGTCGACGAAGCGCACATGTTCTGCCCTGAAAAGGGGGAAAGCGAAGCGTACGGATCGATGGTGGATCTGTGCACCCGCGGCCGTAAGCGCGGGCTCTGTCCGCTGTTCGCAACACAACGTTTGTCTGCCCTGGCGAAAGATGCCTCGAGCCAATTGCAAAACCGTTTAATCGGTCCAACCTTCGAAGATATCGACCGAAAACGTTGTGCGGAGATCCTGGGAGTACCGAAGGGATCGGACGAACGCGCGTTCATGCGCGAATTGCAATTACTTCCGCCTGGTAACTTCTTTGCGTTGGGGCGCGCGATCTCCACCGAACGCATCCTTGTCAAAATCGGTGAGATTCAAACCACGCATCCGAAAGCGTTCACAAAACACACCACGCCGCCGCCGCCGGCACCGGAAAAGATCAAGGCACTACTGCCGAAGCTGGCGGATCTGCCGAAAGAAGCGGAAGAGAAATCCCGCACCGAAGCGGAATTGCGGATTGAGATCCGGACACTGAAGGCCGAACTAACCAAAGCAAAATCCCATGCGCCGGCCGGATTCGATCAAAAGACGGTCGATCGCGCGGTAGCTTCGGCCGTACGGCCGTACGTCGACCGCATGAACCTGGTCCGGAAGAATTTCGAGATGGCACAGCGCGCGTTAACCGCGTGTGCTGGAAGTTTGGAGCTGCCGGCCGGCACTCCAAAACCTGCGCCGGCGGGTGAGGGAGGACGAGTCCTTAAATACGCGAATCCTGATCCGCCGGCGCCTCACGTTGTTTCGCATGTTGTCCCGTCATCCGCTGAATCAAACGGTGCTCTTCCGCTAGGGGAACGCGCCATTCTCACCGCGTGCGCGCAATTCGGGGAGCTCGATCGCGATCAACTTACAACCCTGGCCGGCTACAAACGGTCAAGCCGGGATGCCTACATTGGTCGGCTGATTGGCAAAGGTTACGTTGCCGATGCCGGCCGGGGGCGCGTTCGTGTCACGGATGAGGGTATTGCGGCTCTGGGATCGAACTTCGAACCGTTGCCAACCGGAAATGAATTGCTCGAGTGGTGGCGCCGGCGGTTGCCCGATGGCGAATTGAAGCTATTGAACGCGGTCGTCGATCACGGTGGGTTGGAAGTTGCTCGCGATTCGCTGGATTCCGCGGGGTTCAAGCGTTCGAGCCGGGATGCCTACCTTGGCCGCCTGTACTCGCGACGCCTGGTCGAATTCCCGCGGGCTGGTTACGTCGCGGCTGCGAAGAGTTTGTTCGATTGAGTTCTCGATGGTTTGCTTTTCAAAGGGGAGAGGCAATTGCCATCGAGAGTAAATGCCGGCGGATGGCGGATCCGCCGGCATTGGTTGGAGGAAATACTTATGTCGACGTTACCAGCAATTGACCAGGACGTGAAGCAAGAGCTTTTGCCGGGGTACGAGCTCGCGGTGCGTTGTGACGTGAAGCAAGAGCTTTTGCTTGGGTACGAACTCGCGGTGAGTTGTGCCTTGCTGATTTCGTTGCTTCCCGTCGATACGTGGTTATCCGATATCGAGTGGACCGTGTTCGATCCGGAGTCTCAGGTTTTTTTGCGCGGTCCTAATCCAAAAAGTTTGAAGTCCGTGCTGCACGCTTTGCTCGAAGTGAAGCGCGTAGTTGAAGAGCTTCAAAGGCAGGTCAAGTCAATTCAACAGGAGGAAATATTTCCAATGACGTCCGTTCTTGAACACTCCACATCCACACCGCCAACCAAACGTGATTCGAATCCCGAACTCGCGCCGCCTCTGTCGCCGGATGAGGGCTGGCAAACCGTCAACGCGCCGGAGATGTATTCCTTCGAAAAAGCGGGGGATACGATCGCCGGCAAACTGGTTTCGGTGATGCCGGTCACGGTGAAAGGAAAAACCGTCACCGAGTACATGCTTGCGCTCGGTCCGAAAAGAATACGCCTGCTGGCAACCTATGACTTATTGCAAAAACTGACGCGCTCCCACATTGGTTGCGCGGTCCGCATCAAGTACCGCGGGGAAGATAAATCGGTGAGTCGAAACGGCAATGCGTTGAAAGTGTTCGATGTTCAGGTGAAGGGAACACCGCAACCGGACAACGGTCCTATTACCGACGAAGATATTCCCTTTTGAGGTTCACGGCTGTTTGAACACCAGTCCGCAAGCTGATTAGAGTTGCGGACTGTCACGAAAGGTTCGGACGTGAAACCTACCCAGGGCCCGCGCTGTGGCGATTCGCAACCCTCACAACGGGCGACTTATACGGGCATCAGGTCCGAACCTTTCTCCCAAAAAGGATGCGCATGCCTGACGAAGAGTTGATTCCGCAATTTCAAGGTGATCTGTTGAACTTTGCCGGTGTGGGTGCGCGCGGGGACGAGATTTGCGTGTTGGTGCCGATGGCAACGGTTCAAATGACAAGGGAAAAAGCTTTGATCCTAGCTGCGCACCTGGTCGCGCTGGCCGATGAAAGCGATAACTACACAAGGTTTCGCTCGATCCTGAAAGCGGTGCTAAACACATGAGCGGCTTAATCATTTGTGGAAGGCGAGGCAAGAGAGGATCCCGTTCGCCGCAACCCGCACCGCCTCCGGTGATTCCGGTTGTTGTAGGTCATGAATACATTGTTTCGAAATACTGGACGGGTACGTTTCGCGGCCGCGTCCTGGCGATTTCTCAGATGGGAACGCTGTTGCACCTGGTGGTCACCGATGCGATGCGACCAGGGCCACTGATCGAGGACAAGTGTCCCTATCCCGAATGTGTGCTTGCCGAGGATCATGCCGGCGATCACGAATTCTCGAAAGACTTGCGAAACGGTTCGGAGCTCGAGGTTCGTTGTTCTCACATTGAGATTCGGCCGGTTGCCGCGTGAGCGTTGTTGGCGAAGTTATGAAGGGACGCGCGCGCACAGTTCGCTGTGATGGGTGCGGAAGAATTTCCAGTGACGAGTACGGATACTACTTTGATCGCGAGAAGCAGCGTAGCGGCAACATCAGCAGCAAAGGGCGGGAATGCCAACACGATTTCTGCGATGAGTGCGAAGACAAGAATGCTCCGACTCACAATTGCCCGAAGTGCGGCGCGGCTACGGTGATTTTAGGATGAGATCGTACGCTTCCAACACGCGAACACCGCGCAATCTGGAAACGTTTCGTTGCTTTGGTTGGCGCATTCTACTGAGTCCAATTAATCCGCATCCACCGGCCGGGTTGCCGTTTGCGATCGATAACGGGGCGTGGCCATGCTTCACGCAAAATCTTCCCTTTGATTCCGATGGATTCGCGCGCCTGGTCGACGCGCACGGCGCCGCGGCTGATTTTGTGGTGGTACCGGATATCGTTGCCGGCGGAATGAAAAGCCTCGAATTCTCTCTATCCTGGCTCGATCGATTGCGCGGGATTCGGTTGCTCTTGCTGCCGGTGCAAGATGGCATGAACGCGGATGACGTTGGCGCCGTGTTGCGTCGCCATGCCGGGATCGGAATCTTCCTCGGTGGTTCAACCGAGTGGAAGTTGCACACCATGTACGGGTGGGGGATGGTTGCGCATGCGCTCGGTTGTTATTACCACGTAGGGCGCGTGAATTCGCGCCGGCGGATCCGCCTGGCGCATGAGGCCGGCGCCGATTCAGTCGACGGCACCGCCGGCACTCGCTACTCGGTGAACGTGCCGAAACTGGATGACGCGACACGGCAACCAAGTTTGTTACGGCCGGCAATCGTAGGAGGAAAAATGCCCGGTTAGGAAGTAAAGGGGTTGCGCGGGGGTACAGGGGGCAGAGCCCCTTGTGAATTTGATGGGGTGCCGGGGCGGAGCCCCGGCCGGGTGCGGGCGGAGCCCGCTTTTACTCGAGTCGTGGAATAACTGCGCCATGAACTGCACATGTGAGTTGCGATCACCGAGCAGCGCGATTCCACCGCGTAGGGTTTGCGGTGGGGAGAATGCCCGTCTTGTGCTCGTTTCTAAATCGGTTGGTGGAATGATTCCGGTGATTGCTTGTACGAAGTGCATTCAACGATTGCGGCGCTTGGGTTTCGTTGTTCGAATGTCCACGGTCAATCGCGGCGTGAGATGAGTTTATGAAGTTCGAGGAGAAACAAAAACATGCGTGGTGGTGTGATGTGAGTCGTGGGGACGTTCAGTGTCCCTATGTTATTCCGAACTTTTCTGGTGACGGGTATCTCTGTTGTACCTGGCGTGAGGGTCATCCGGAGGATTTGCCGCACGAAATTCTGGCCGATCAAATTTATTATCCGCGGCCGGATCTCTGGATTCTCAAACCGCCAAAACCGAAAACGTAGTTGGGTTGCGAGAAAGCTCATGCCCCTGGTAGATGGCGACTTGTCCCGTTCACAGTGACTCTGATTGGAAAAATCCGCGGTTCTTAACCTCATGGAAGGCGACTAGACGAAAAACACTCGAGCAACGTTGGGAAGACAATTACAAGCCTCTTTTCGACGGCGCCGCGCTTGCCGCGCGGCGCGATCCGACACTAGCCGGCGTGTTGGCATTTGCTCGAGGCACATTGTTGGCGGAAGGTGAATCGCTTTGTGATCGAGCTCGCCGGCTCGAGCAGGAAGAGTCAAGACGCGGCAACAATCGTTCTCGCCGCTCTACTTACGCGGTGCAGAATGCGATTGGCAAAGATGATGCCGGCGATTTTGTTATCGCAGATTGGGCGCGCGCGGCTACGCCGAACTCGCAAGAGTGTTCGAAGTTTCTTTACGAGATCGGCTTAACAAAGAAGGCTCAACGTCGCATTGCGTGTTATGTGCTTTGGGGGAAACGTCCGTGTCCCAACGGGCACAAATGGAAGGTTGCCTATCAGTGTGGAAATCGCTATTGCCAGAATTGCGGACCGCGCCGCATTCAGAAGCTGCAAGCTGAATCGATGGCGAAGTTCGCGCCGGTGGTCGCGGACATTCGCGCGAAAAACAAAAGTGCGGTAGTCGCGTCGATTGATTTCACCTGGCGCAACACTGGCCAGATGCCCGGCAAAAAGGAAATTCGATTCTTTAATTCGTGCATTAAAAAGTGCTTTCGGTTGCTGGCGCGTCGCTATGGGTTCACTCGAAACGATTACGGTTTGCTTTTTTGCGATGAGTTTGGTGGTAGCAACACCAATTTGCACGCGCATGGCGTCTATGTTGGGCCGTGGCTTCCGCAAACCAAAGCCGAAAAGCAACTGTCTAAGGCCTGGGCGAAAGCTACGGGCGGGCTTGCTTCGATTGTTTCGATTAAATTACGTCCGAATTTTGCTAGTGGTATCGCGCACGCGGTGAAGTATCCGGCGAAATATGTGGAGTCGTCGACGCCGGCGCGCCTGGCTCAGCTGGAGGTTGCTTTTCACGGTGTGCGGCAAATTCATACGTTGGCCAGGTTCTACAACGTGAAGCGGCAAGAAGTGGAAGACGAACTCGATTTCTGTTCGTGTCCTATCTGTGATGCGCCTCTCCCTGAAATTATGGAGTGGGTTCCATTCGCGGAAGTGAGACATTTGCCGGATCTCGAGGCCTTTGTGCGTCGAAAACACAAGGCAATCATGGACCAGGACCGGCCGCC